AAGTTCCAACCTCGTAACCAATATTTCCTGAAGCAACAGTTGCAGTAGTTACACATAATAGTGATATTCTTCTTATAACTGTATTAGCTGGTTGAGCAAATGTAGAAATACTATCTCCAGTAGTTGCGCTTAATGTTCCTGTAACAATACCTTGTAACATAACAGCTGGTGAAGTTACTACTGTACCATCTTGATTAATTACAAAATTATTTGTGTAAGCTCCAGTTGTAGAGTTTTGAGTTGCCCCAATAAATCCACCTAATGATCGGACTGGACCCGAAAAAGTTGTTAGTGCCATAGTTATATTCTCCTAGTTAATCTAATCTAGTCTCTAGGCCGTCCACTATACGGGTCTAGATCAGAAGTTTATGTATAGTTATTTGATTATAAAAGAAAAAGGGGCTTATGTAAACACAAGCCCCTTTTAAAGACTCTTAATTAATATTAAGCAGCTCCTGGTGAACCAAAGATTCCTCTAGCGTCAGAAAAGCCGAAGCTGTATCTTTCTCTAGCTTTAAATCTTACGTTACCAGTGTCAAAATCACCTTCAATCGCTGTTTTAATTGGCGATCTTACAAAGTGTTTTAAACCGTTTGGAGCATCAGTCATTATGAAGAATGCATCTGTGTCAGTTAAAAAGTGATTAACTCTATAACCTTGTGGAATCATTCCCATATTTTTGATTGCATTAATATCATTGTCAGCTGTAGCAACTCTAAGAGGTGATTTTAAAATTCTCTCAGCAGTAAATTGTAATTCTTTTGGAATAATCAATTTAGTTCCTTGAAGAGCTATTTTTAAACCTCTTTCGTCTACAAAAGCCGCAATATCAATTAATGATTGCTCTAATGAAGTTTCTGACAAATCAGCAGGTGTAGCAAGTTCGTTTGAGAACGTACCACCGTTTGCTAATGGATGGTTTAAAGCACAAAGCTCCACACCATCACCACCAGTTACAGTATTATTAAAAGCATTGTTTAGAACGTCAGCCGCAATCTGTTGTTTAGTTTGCGACATTGATCTAGCTAATGCTCTAGTGTATCTAGCTGCAAGTCTGTCGTAAAGGTTATCTTCAATTGCTTCCTCAGTTATCGCAAATGCTAATGCAAATGTTTGGTGAGTATATCTTGAAGTGTACGCTTCTGTAGCATCGTCAAACACTACTGGAGCACCTTCACTTTTTGCTGCTGCTGCTGCAAAACCAGATAACATTACTTCTTCTTCGAAAGCTCGATCAGAAGTTTCTGTTAAAAAGATTTCAGCATGCTCATTGTCATATCTGTTATATTCCAGGCCGAATAGTGCATTCAATCCTGGCTCTAGTTCCTTGACTAGTTGCGAACGTGATATAGCCATAATTTATTCTCCTATTATAGACCTGTTCCGCCTTGACGGAAAAAGTGATTGTTAATTCTAACAAGAACTCCAACATTGGATGATACGTTAACATCACTGTTAAACACATCTTGTGATATATCAATTGCTTGAACCACATATGTTCCTGCTGTACCAGATTCAGACACGTCTAGGGTTACTTTTGATATCCCTGTTTGTGTTGATCCTGTTACGTTTGTTATGGAAAAGTTTTTAAACAAATCTGCAACAACGAAAGTAGCATCAGCTTTTATTTCAAATACTGTATCCGGTCCATCAATAACTAAAGCGATAATATCGCTAGCATTGATTGAGCCTGGGTAGTAATTTAAAAAAGTTGGCTTCTGAGTTGTTGGATCTGTATAAAAACAACCATTAAAAACACCTACAACCGCATCAGAAGTATTTGCAACAGCTCTTGAAATATTTCCAGAGTCTAGTGGTTTTACTAGGTCTCCTTGAAATATTGCTGTAGAGTTGTTTGCAGCAATTCTGTAACGGTTTTGAGCGTTAATAAATGGGCTTCCGTTAAGTTGTCTAGATGGTTTTAAACCATATTGTTCAACTACGTTTGGCATATTTATTTTCTCCTTGTTAAGTTTTTATACAGTGGTCGACTTTTGTCAAAAAATTATGACTTACGTCCACCACCAAAAGTTACGCGAGATTGTCTACTAATATTAATAGGCATCTCCGGTCGTTGTTCCTTCATCAGATCGTGATCAATCGCTGTAATTCTGTCTCGAGTAATTCTTTTAAAATACTCTGCGCGTGATCTTACAATCTCTTCCGGTATCCTAGCCAACACTAGGCCAGCAACCCCGATCAACCCTGCGTATCTGCCGTCATGGATAACTGGATAATTATGTTCTCCGATTTGATTTTTAATCTCTTCAGATTTTACAAATACCCAACCTTCTCTCATTTTCTTCGATACATTTGCAGTATCTTGAAAACCCATTGACTCGACTCTAATCCATCTATGGACAAAGCCGTCTGGCGCAGGTGGTGCATCCAGAGATGATGGTGGCGTCCAAGGTTTATTCCTTGTTTGTTTAACTTCTTCAGACGCGCGTGAAGTTCTTTTATTTTTATCGCTCATACTAATTAGCCTCCTTCACGTATTTAGCGTATTCTTCTAGTGGCACCCCTAATTTTTTGGCAATAGCCACCTGTGATTTGGTGAGTCTCACAGTTCTGCGTCCTTCTTGTTTTCTTCCAGCGGAAGCAACAGTCTGAACGGGTTTTCTTTGTTCTTGTACAAACTTATGAGGGAAAGATTCCGTCATGCGTTTGTTTATCTCATTATAATACTCATCGCTCTCAACTTCAACACCCATGCCCACTATGTCTTCATGAATGGTGAAAGCTGCATTTGTCATGATTTTATCATTACCAAACCAAGTATTTTTTTGAGCCCAATTCCTAGCTTTTTCACTAGGTTGTTGCGGAACTTGTTCATTATTAGCTTGAGGTTGAACAAAAGTTTCAGGTGGTTTTTCTTTAACCTGTTTAAGCCTTTGTTCTCTATCAGCTACTCTAATTCTTGCTTTTTCTTTCTCAACAGCAAGTCTTGTAAGCTCATCAGTCGCCTCCATAACTTTAGTGGAGTCTTGAGCTTCAGTAGCTTCCTTAAGTTTTATTTTAGCTTGTTCTCTTTGAGCATCAATTCGAGCTTCATATTCTTTAATATAAAGTTCTTCTCCAGAATCATACTTTAATTCAAACTCATTGTATTTTTTCTGTAATGCTTTCGCATAATCTAACGCTGCTTGTTCTCTACGTTCAGATTCACGATATTTTCGAGTTAGCTTATCTATTCTTTTTTGAACACCTTCAGATAGATTTGATAAATCATCTGGGTCTTCTTCTTTTCTTTTTTCAACTTTAACTTGAGTAGGTTTTTCTTGTTCTTCGATTATGATTTGTGATTTTTCTTCTTTTTTATTATCATGACCAGTGTATCCAAGATCCACTTCACCAACATTAAGGTTGTTTTCTTGTTTTACATCCTTAGATTGTTCTTTTACTTGAACGTCTGTTTCTTTAACATCATCCAAGTCTAATTCAACCTCAGGTTGTCTTTTATTTTCTTCAACCATTTTTTATCTCCTTAGTATAGATGAAGAACGTCTGACGGTTTCCTAACAATACCTATAATCTCATCATCATTTAAAATACGGTGTTCACCATATTTTGTTTTGAACCTTGAGCCAGCATATCTACCATACATGATAAACATACCTTGCTTACACCACGCGCCCTCAGGGAATTTATCTTTATCTTTATAACAAAGAGATCCCATTTTAATTACTAAGCCAATGACTGTTGTCATTTGAATAGTTTCATGTGCTTGTTGTGTAAGTATAACTCCCCCATCAGTCTTACTCCTTCCAGAATAAGGTCTAACTAACATTCGATACCCAACTGGATCGGGTAAACAATCTAAATATTTTTTTATACCTTCTGGGTCTGTAGGGATTTTAATACCTTCTTGTTCGGTATCATCAGTTTTAGGAAGGATGAGTTCCTTATCCGGTGTTATTATCGTCATCGACATTCTCCTCTTTTTTTAGCAGGTCTTTAAGATCCTGAAGCAGCACTTCTAGAGCACTGAGCTTGCCCTTAGCATAGTGGAGCCTGTCGAGGGTGTCTATACCATAGCACATATCTTGCTTGGTTTCATCGATGCGTTTTTTGATGTAATTCTTGACTGTTTGTAGTGTTCCTATATCAAGCATAATTATTTTTAAGTTTTCTTATGATATTATATGATTCACCACTGTCAAATTCTTTCTGAAGACCTAATTTATAAGACCATTCTTTAGCATTTGTACCTTTAATAAATATCTCTGTTAAGTCTTCTCCCCATTTCCTTACACCTCTTTGGAGATATTGTTCTCTTCTAATTCTTTCTTGTTCGGTAGTCTCATTACCATCCCAACTAGACTTACCATGAAAATGTAAAGTTAATGAATGATTTGCTATCATTGTTTTATAACCTCTTATGGCACATCTTATTCTATAATCCATATCCTCACCACCACAATTAGAGAAGGTATAATCAAAGTAACCAATTGCATCATGTACTTGATAAGGTATTCTTCCTAAATACATTTGCATAAATATTCTTTCTTGTAAGTGATTAAATTTAAATTGTTGTTGATGAAATTTTACAATTTGTTCTAAATATTGTTCTTTGCCAACATATTCATTAAGTTGCATACATGGAGAAGTTTTAAATTCTGCTGAAGTATATAAATAGTTTATATTGCAAGCAGGTATGAGTATTGCATCATCTCTTTGTTTTAATGGTTCAAACCAATTGTCTGTAAATACAATATCATTAGTAATAACTACAAAATGTTTTTTAAATTTTTTAGCTATTCTTAAACCTTTATTAAAATTTGTCGCCCAAGATTTAGGAGTTTTATTATTTATATAAACATTGATTGGAAATTGTTTTCTAAATGCATTTGTTCCATCATTATTAACAAATACAAATATATCATCTTTTTCTAATTTAGTTTTTTTAAAAAATGACTCTAATGCAAGTTTAGAATATTCTTCAGTCTCAGCAGAACTTACAAAACAAAATACGTGATTTAAATTAGTTTCTTTGTCCATGTACTTGGAGTCTTATCATTTATAATCTCTATGTCTAGATGATATTGAAAGGCCCGTGGTCCGTGTTCCTTGATGTATTCATAAGTTTTTCTAATACCTTCCTTCGTATTAGTCATAGTCTTATAACCAAGTAGCTTTCTTGCCTTGTCCGAGGAGCACGTTGCATGTTTAACTTCTTGTGGACGATCTGGAACATAAACAAAGTCTCCATTGAAACCAGTAAGATTGGCACACGTCTCAGCAACTTCTTTAATAGTAACAAATTCTTCATCGGGACCGATGTTAATGACTTGGCCCACGACTAACGGATCATCGACCATTTTTATTAAAGAACTTAAACAATCATCTACGTAAGAGAAGCATCTTGTCTGCATACCATCACCATAAATAATTGGAGGTTTGCCTTGAAGCATACGATTAATGAAAATAGAAACTGCATTTCTAAAAGGATCATCATATTTTTGTTTTGGTCCAATGATGTTATGAGGAACTGCTATAACTAATTCAACGCCATGAACCTTGCATAAGGTTTTTAATATTTCTTCTCCAGCAACTTTGGATATACCATATGGATCTACAGGTTTGGTTGGCATATCTTCTGTGAATGGACTTTGTTGATCTCCATATCTTGCCATAGAAGAACAATAGATAATTCTTTTAACTTTGTTTTGAATAGCAGCTGTTGCAACACCTACCGTTGCCATAATATTGTTTTGTGTAATTGTATAAGGTGAAAATACAGATAGTCCCTCGTGCGCGGTCGCGGCACAATGAAACAAGACATCTATGCCTTGAGTTATTCTAAGCATTCTTTGAAAATCAGAACAATCAGCTTTATAAAAATTATCTAGAAAAGGAATATTCTCTTTATCTCCACCCAATAGATTATCAACACCTAGCACTTCGTATTTTCTATTAAGTAATTCTTTACAGATATGTGAGCCTAAAAATCCTGCGGCTCCAGTGACTAAGATTGTTTTATCCATTCTCCTGATCTTTAGGCTGTGGTTTATTAGCCATAGTTCGTGCAACTGATTCCGCGCTGCGGCCCACGACATACCCTCCAAGACCAATTTGTAAAAGAGTCCATACATCTCCCGGAAGAGTTATAGTTATAGAAGCTTTAAAAAAGAATAAAATTACAGGACCTAATACATAATTCCATATTAAAATAAATATTAATACGTACATTAATAATGGTCTCCAGCTCGATGCGAACCAGCCAGCTTTGGCCTCTGCCTCAATAATTTTTGCTGCAGCAGTTAATTCTTGAGTATGTGATTGCATCATCTGCGTTTGCAGATCTGCTTTTAATTTAGCAGCAAGGTCTTTGTCTGCGACTGCTTTGTCAACTGTGTTAAATAAGATTTTCGCAAGTGGGGCAACTGCTTGTAAGATTGGCAACATTGTTCAAATTTCTCCTTTCTTCTTATACCAAGGTATGGAGCCATTTGCAACATCACTTCCATGGCTTTAACTCCAGATACTTGCCATTTAAATGTTTTTTTATGATGTTGTTTTTTTGGTGTATATACGTTAACAGAACCCAATTTAAAAAAATCGATAAATCGAAGAACAATATCTTCGTCTGTCATTCTTACTTGAATTTTAAAAAATCTATTATTTCTTAGTAGTTTTCCCCAAAACCCAAATGATCCTTCACCTTCAAATACTCCAGCAAGAAATATTAGTTTTTGTTCTCTAGTTAATTTTTCGTATGAGATCAACGATTCCTCCCCTTTTAAGTTTATACTTTATTTTTTCAAAAGGCACAACCATAGTTTCTGGATAAGATTGTGCAAACTTACCGGCTTTTACTTCATTTAATACATCTAAGTAAGCTTTATCATAAGCTTTTTTTATTGTTTTTTCAGGAACACCTAACCTAGCCAACCCTTTTACTAAACCTGTAGCTTTTGCTGTTGCAACATCTGTTCCAACGAAGTCATTAATAAAACTTTGTATTGGTTTAAATTTAATTCCATTATTAAGTTGTACGGTAATAGGGTTAAAAGCTAACTGTAAATCTTCTGGTAAACTATTTTTTATTTCACTTATTTTATTTCTTGTTTTTAATAAATTTTTATTTAATTTTGGAATTTGATCTAATTCTTTACTAGTTGCATAGCCAAATTGATTTTGTAAAATTATTTTTCTAAGTTTCATATCATCTCTTACAGCTTGTTTAATTAACGTTGTAGCCTGATTTTCATATTTTGACAAAACCATATTTGATGGATTTGGAAGAATCATAATATTCTTATAACCAAAAGCTTCAACAACTTCATTAGGCATTCCATATTTTTTAAAAGCTTTAGCAACTGCAAGTTGTGTTCTATGTTGTTTAGTGAAACCAGAAACTGGGGTTAAGACTCTTTCTAAATTTTCATTATAACCTGCAAATTTTTTATCTTCTAATAAATTTCTAAACCTAGCTTCAAAAAGCTTTTCTGGTCCACTTCTTAAAAAAGATGTAACTGTTTTAGGAGCATAAGCAGCCATTATTTTTGTTCTTTCTTTTCCATAACCTTGACCTTTTGCTTCTATTTCACCTGCTTGGACTTTACTTAAAGTTTTGCCTCTTTCAGTCATAAGTTGTCTTCTTTGATTGACATCAAACATACTTTTAATATTTTGCGCGGATTTACTTAATAGTTCTGAAGATTTTAAAGGTAATCCATAAGCGGTTAACAATTCATCAATTTCTGGTTTTTTACTTATTATAAAATCTGTCTTTAATCTTTCAGTAGGAAAAGCTTCTTCAAATTTTTTAACTGATGTGAACGCGTTATTTGCTGGAAACTCCTTTTGAATTACATTTAATAATACTTTTCTATTTGCTTTTTCTCTACCAAGTCCTAAAGCTATTGTTTTTAAGACTTCTGATTTGTCGTTATCAAGATAAGGTTCAATTTGACTGACTAATCTTGGAGTTTTGTTTACATCTAATTTTTTACCTAAAATGTTATTTTTAATTTGTATTGGAAGTGCACCCTCATCAATAAGTTTTGTTGTATTGAATGCTTTAGAAATATTAATTAAAGTGTTTTCTCCTTTTGGAGTTTTAACAAGTCCCTCCTTAGTAACATTGGTATTGTAAAAATTTTCAAAAAGTTTTTTTGCATTAATTGTTTCTGTGTATGCTCTTTTAGAAGT